GAATACTTTCCTCAAGCGGAAGACGGCGACTTTCTCCTCCTCCTCGTCCTCCTTCTACTCCTACTGCTAACACAGTAGAGGCACCTGCAACAACTACTGACAGTATTGTAGGACCATTTGCACCTAGATATATTGGCGAAAGAGGAGACACAGGACTTATAGGTCAAATAAAAAAGAGAATAGGTCCAGACGGATTTGGTGTAGACTTTGATAAGGGAACAATTACAGCTTTCGGTAAAGAGAGAAATATAAAAAATACAATAGTTTCAAAGGTTGTTGGTAGCGCAGTTAACCAAGCTGCTGCTCAAATTGGAAATAAAGTTGTTGGTGCTTTTGCCCCTGGAATAGCCAGACTTCTAACTGATAAAATAACAGGACGAGAATCTGATGCAGTAGATTATGGATTTGATATAGCAACAGGCATAGCTGCACTAGTTGCACCTCCAGTAGTGCCACTTATTTTTCTTATTAATTTAGCAAGAGGTCTCTTCTCAGATGATGATAGTGATAGATTTAGTGATCCAGATGTAGGAATAGGTATCAGTGGCACTGAATCTAGCTTTTTATTTGGAGATACTATTGTAGACCCTGGTCTAGATACACTAGTAGATTTTGGTAACCTTTCTGAAGAAGAAATCGCTACAGTTACTGGTGGTAATAGAAGAGGATTTAGTCCTAACATAGGTCAATTTGGAGGTATTGGTGGCAGACCAGGTGCAGATGATACAAGTGATAGCCCAAGCTTTACAGCCAGAGAACGAGTTTCTCAAGCTAGTACTCGTGGAGGTTCATCAAGATCAAGATCACGGTCATCAAGAGGTGGTTTTGGAAGTTCAGCAGGGTCTGCATGTTGGGTAGCAGGAACTAAAGTATTAATGGCAGACAATACATATCAGAATATTGAAGATTTAAAAGTTGGTGATATGATTATGTCTTATCCAGAAGATCAAGCAACTAGAAGATGGAACACTCCTTTGGAAGCTAAACCAATTATATCTCTACTCGTAGATATCTCATCAGTTATTTGGCACTTAAATGACTCAATGGTTTCTGCAACTGAATGGATAATTAAAGGAGATGGTACTGCTGCTGTTGTTCAATGGTTGAATGTAGGAGATACTATATTAGGTGCTGATGGTGAACTAATTGAAGTAACAAGAGTAGAACCCGCTAAAGGTAAATTAAAGAACCAGGTAGTATACAATCTTGAAACCAAAGATAACTACACATATACAGCAAATAATATAAGAACTCTGAGAGGTAGAGCAGTTAGAGGGGAATGGTTAGGCGAAGATTACAAATTAGGAAATAATAATGCTTATGAAGGTAGTATGAAAGACGAATACAATAGAAAATTTAAACAGATTGCTGCTTAAAATTTACACTTCTTAACTAGCTCATCTATCTTATCTCTACCTAAAGCTTGCATGTAATTAATAATCTCTTGCTCAATAGTTTCTGTAGATAAGTTTGCAGTTCTATCAGACTTAGCACCACGTACTCTAGATAATAATTCAAGTGCTTTAATAGCACTGTTTGTATGTCCATGAGTAGCAGCAAAGGTATACTGAGATTCTAGTTCATCAACAACATCAATATCTGTAACAAGTTCGCTTTCCAGTTCCTCAATTCTGGCTACGACTTCATCTATCTGCAACAATCTGTACCCTTGATTATTTGCAGACCTCTCAGAATACCCTGCTGCTTTTGCTGCATCCGTTGCGTTACGATGTAACACATAGGACTGTGCAAATTTTTCTTGTTTACTATTTAACGACATAATAATTTAATAACCCATTAGATAAGATAGCTATTGATACAGCATTAATAATAATTAAAGCTCGATCATTCCACATTAATGCTACAATTAACCATCCTGTTAATCCTATGATATGTACAAAAAGATTATAAGGAAAAAGATTATTGCTTGTCAGCAGCATTCCAACTAATAGAATCAGAGAAGCTGCCCACTTGATGTACCAATCCTTCGTATGAAGTGGTGTTGCTTTCTTCAGTGTATCCTCTTGGTCCTTTTCCAACACTTTCCCTTTCAATATCTTCATGATTAAATTCAGCCCAATATACCTCGAATGCTACGCCATCGTCAAGTCCTTTAAATTGATGATACTCTCCAGGCTTTACCTTGGTAAACTCTCCAGCCTTTAAAATAGTTTGATCAATTAGATCATAAGAATTTTTCCATACTCTTATTAAAAGCCTACCACGCTCTACAAAAAATCCATTCCATTTGTATAGATGCTTATGTTTACTACACTCACTATCCTTTTTAAATTCTATGCGGTGAAACTCAAAAGAGTTATTTGAAAAAATATTTTGTGTAGTACCCCATACCTTACCCTCTATCATACTAAACATCCTCCACATACTGTATTAATTATTGCTGATCCTACTACATAGATAAAATAAGATACTAGTAATATAATCATACATCTAAATATATAATTAGGGTTTTTGTTTTTCTTCAAGCTCTTTAAATCTTTCATTATAGTATGACCATGTAGCTGTTTCTTTTATAATAGTAAAAACTGCTAGATGTACACATCCATTTAAAAGCAAGCACATAGCCCCTAATAATAAAATTCTCATTTCCTTCTCATGCTATTTCTAGCAACGCCTTTAGCCTTTTCATATGAACGGGCTGCTCCTAATCCGAGCAATGCCATGACAAGACCTGTAAGCTCTTCAGTGCCTAGCTGCGGAAGTGTAACCACAGGATACCATACAGCCAGCGCCCATGATGCCATAGGTGCTAGGATATATTGCCATGCCAAAGCAAAAGCACATATCCACATGATAGCAGGTCTAGCACCAGCAACGAAAATAGAATCATGTTTAGCTTGCTCTAGATTTGTTTGTGCTTGAAGAGCATCTAGATTAATTAATTGTGATTGAAGCTCTGCACTAAGTTTAGTTTTTAAATCTTTATCCTCTACAAATTTATCAAGAACTTTACCTGCAACTCCAATAACACTCTCTGCAATTCCTAACATTTTATTCTCCTCCTCTTATTGTATAGTCTGTAGCATGTCCTATCTTCTCACATGTTAGATATGTTGTAAGATCAGGATATTGCTTCATGATATCTGATATCAAGATATACCACCACTCAGGATTAAATACACTGATATGTACATTCTCACCATCATCAAAATGTTTAGCTGCTTTAAAACAAGCTACGTTTAAGAAAACCATTTTGTTTGCATAAGAAAAAATTTCATTCAGTACCCATTCCATATCCTCTTCGTTAACATGCTCAAGAACATCTGTGCAAATAACAGCATCAAAGTTTCCTGTAGGTTTAGTAGCATGTTGTGGATAGGCAGGATCGTAACACGTATGACTGGTTAAGTTCCAAAGTTCTTGCAATGGTCGAGTGATAGGTTTAGCTTTAGGAGATGATGGCATTACAGTATGACACTCATCTGTATACAAAAGACCTTTGCCACAACCATAATCAAGAAGTGTTTTACATTCATGAACAATAAGTTTTGTTTGAATAACAGAGATGTATTTTAACAAGCTTTTACCATTAAAATATCCCTTACCTTTTGCATGAATTGTTTCATACTTTTTAATCAACTCACTGTATCTAGAAGAGGGAGCTTGTCTAGAAAAATTAGTCATCGAACACCTCCTCAAATTTAGGAGTAGGTCGTTCTGAATCAATAATCTTCCATAGTTCTGCTACCATTGTTCCTTCACCGTGAAAAGTAAAATTAATTGAAGAGTTCTCATCTCTGAAACTACGCTCACAATCTTGTGCCATAGCTAGAAGTTCGCCTGTAGTCCAGAAATCTATATCATTTACTGTAACTTTCATATACTTAGGTTTAGGGTCTTCATCTTCAGCGCCTGTAGTTTCTTTCATTTGTTCTTCAGTAGGCTCTTCCATAGAACAATCAAAGCCAAATAGATGCATCTCCCTAAAGCCCATTGTATTCATGATACCAATAGACCTCATTGCTGCACAAGTACCACCTGTAATTAATGTAGAACCTTGAGGTATACCTAATTCACTTACAAGATGAACTTGATTATTAACAATCTGTACACCTCGTTCATCTTCATCACGTAGAGACTCTGTAAAGGCGTGCCATCCATAGATATCAGCACCTTTAGACATTAGATATTCTGTTACAGATGGGTCTGTCATAGATGCTACAAAAAATTTTGTATCAGGATCAACCTCTTTGAATAATTCTTTTCGTACAATACCATGAGTGCTTACACCTGTAATAGGACGAGGATCAAGAACAACGCAAGCCCACGGTTTAATACCATTTGTAATTAGTTTATTATAACTATGTTTAACACATACTACTTTACATCCTGGAATAGATTTAATTGTATCTTTAAGTTCTTTAATATTTAAATAAGGACCACCAGAAACAATTAAAGCTGTTTGATTGTGTGGACTAATACGATGCATAAATCTATTAGGCTCAATCATTTTAAGATTAGCTTTAATATTATCACGAATATAATCTTTAGAGACACAATCTCTAGGATTAACTATGATAGGTACTTGTTTAAATTTTTTAGGTACTTCAGGTAAACTAGGATCATTTAGAACTAAACAGATATGAGCAATACCCCCACCCCTTACATCATCTGATGAAGGTAAGATAAGTTTTCTAATACCTGTATCTTCTTTATCAAAGGATGTCCAACCATCATCTGTCTTTTGATCTTCTTTTACTTTAGACTCTTTAATATTTTCAAAGACTTCGTTCACACCTTTGTACTTATCAATAACATTTCGCTCTGAACTATCTTGCATATAATAATTATCTAATACAATTATCTTGTTATGTTTAACATGTTCGTATTCATTCTGTACAGTTTGTATACTGTTACCACTACCCAATAACACAAAGTCAGCATCTTGTTTTGTCATAGTCTGTCGCGTGTTACCTTTAATTAATTCAAAGGTAAAATATTTAGACTTACGCTTTAGCATAATGTTAGCAAAGTCTGTAAATCTTTTTTCAACTGCGCTCATTTTATTATGAGCTTTAACATTAAACTCTTCTTCATCTGTTTCAGGAGTAGCATCTTCAAACAAATCATAACCAATATAATGAACAGTATCTGTATGTTCAAACATAGTCATGGCCATTTGAATAGCTCGACCACCATTCCAAGTTCCTGTCTCTAAGATTGTTTTCTCTGGTTTATAATGTTTCATTACATCAGACAACAATGTATAACGGCTAGGTAGAATGTCATATGTTGTATCATCTGACAGAGAAATAAATCGTTCGCCTTTCTCATCACGAATATTTTTTAATGAAGAAGCATCTGCACCATTGAAGTGAAGGAACATAGATGCAAGAGGAGACTGTTCAAATGCAGTATAATTTTTTGTATCTGCGTTCATTCCTAAATTAAGAACTTTTAAACCATGCGCTTTATACAAAGTAAGAAGGCGAGTAAAGATAAAAGTATCATGCCATTCTCTATAGTTAAATACCTCTCCTGATATGTAAGCACCACGTAAATCTCCCAACAAATCTTGAGTAGCTTGGCTGTTTAAATTAAATGCCATGAAGGCACCCTCATGATACTCTTGATCAGAGCGTTCAAGGCAAACTACATCAGCACCTTCAGGAAGAAGAGCTAATACATCTTTAGTGGTCATGCGTTTTAGAGTATAAGAATCTGCATCAATCCAGATAAGCCAACCAGGAGATTTATGATTAGCAACTAGATTAAATGCAGATTGAGTCAATGCAAATACTTTATGTGACCAACGCAACGCATCAATCTTCCAGTTATAATCTACTGTCTGACCTTCAGTGCCATTATGTTTAGAAAATGTTTTTTGAAACGTATCATATGTATCTACATCATGTAAAGATTTAAATGTAATATTTTTTACATTAGGAGTTACATAATTACTAAGATCAAGATCATGAGTATAACATGTGAGATTAATCTTAGGTTCCCATTTATCAATGACAGATTCTAGAAACTTATATGAAGTATCAACAAATAGACTTTCATTGAAAGATGTTACAAAATTAATGTTGGTCATTTTTATTATTATTCCTTATAAAAAATACTTATGTACTTCATCTTTAAGCACACCAATTGTTTGCATATATACAGCATCATTGTTCCACTCTGCTGCATACTTACCATCCATCTCACGTTTACATTTCCAATTGTAAAACCAAGGACCACCTGTTGTAAAGTGAACATTCTTTGCTTCTAGTTCTTCAGGAGAATGTCCATCAAGCCAGTTCCATTCTTCATTAATACCACCAATATCTGCTGGCTTATCAGGCAACCATCCAAACTTATGTAAGTATTGTCCTGTTTGAGTGTTTACTACATGCGGAGTAAGCATTTGATTTTGAGGATGCTCACAATTGAACAGCATGAGACTTGACCAGTTCTTTCGATAATACGATTCTTGTTTCTGATTGTCCATCTTCGTATTATCTTTAGGTACGTACTCATGCTTAACGCAATATAAAGCATGGAAAGGATCATTATATTCTTCAAACAATTCACAGATATCACTCCTTGGATACATGTCGCAATCCATGTACAAGGCCCATCCTTTATACATAGTTAAAGCAGGAACTAAAAAGCGTGTAAATGAGAAGTCAGAAGAGAATGGTTTACCATCGATCTTATCAATCTTTTGTCCATTCTCTTCTGTATATTCTCTAGTATACAGACCTATTTTCTCTAGAATATTTTTTTTAAGTGGAAAAATATTCAAAGGATTTTTAGCAATACGTTCTAGATTCCATTTGAGAACCTCGTATGCAGCTTCTTCTTTAGGATCAAATCCTATGTAGATATTATAGGTCTGTGACATGGTTACTCCTCTATATTAAAGGTCTGAGGTTGTTTCTCTTCAGGTAATACAATATTAATTTTAATATCCAGTACACCATTTTTAAATGATACACTATCTACAATAGCATATTCATTTAGTGAGAACAGTTTTTCAAATTTTCTAGAAGCAATACCCTTTATTAAATATTTATCTGGATTGTCATCTTCTTTTATATCTCCTTTTACAGTTAAGATATTTTCATTTAAACTTACAGTAATATCTTTACTGTTAAAACCTGCTAGGGCAATAACAATTTGGTAAGATGACTCGCTATTCCTAATAATATTATAAGGAGGATAAGAAGGTTTCTTATCTACGTTAAGATAATAGTTATCTATATTAGATAGTAATTTATCAAAACCAACTGATTGCTCAAAAAAGTTATTCCACACATGAGATGGAAAGTTAGGATACGATCTGTTCATATTGTTCTCCTTTGTTAGCAAGAATGTAGAGAACCAAAAGCATTCTCTACTATATTACGAATTATATCATATCTTAAATATAAAGTCAACTAAATTCTACATCACCTCCTAATTCTTTTATTAACTTTACTAAATGTGAATGATCCATAAGTAAATTTATAAGCGCCTGTCTAGGAACTTTTATTTCTTTAGCATTTTTTCTAGCTTTATCTGCTGACTGATGTAACAGATCAAAGTCTTCATCATTAGTATATAATTTCATGGGGTCATTAAAGCTTGCCAAGAAGACGGAAAGCACTTTGCACATTGTATCTCAATCATAGAAGATATCTCTTGAGTTTCTCTTTGAGCATCTGTTTTACTTCTTAATGAGCAGACTCTAGCAAAAGAAACTAAACTACCTGTCCAGTACCATTCAGTAAACATACTCTGTGGTAGAACCATGCGTGCCATCTCTGGTGCCACACCTTTTCTTAATAACTCTTGGTACGTCCAACTGCATGTACGTATGGCTTGTTTATAATGATCTACCATAAGACGATAAGGATTAATATCTATCTTTTCATCTGAGCTACCTTGCTTTTTATCATCTGCTTTACCTCTCCAATATTCTGGATAGTAAAACTCTGGCTCATAATCAACATATCTCCTACTGATCTCATTCCAGACCAGACCTACCTGATGTTTACCAAGCTGTCTAGCTACAAAGATAGGAGCTTTGATCCTGAACTGAAGAGAAGTATGAGCGAAAGGAGTCCAATGTTTATGTTTAGCAAGATAAGTAATTAGTCTCTCATCTGTTTCTTTAAGAAGATCACGTACAGGTCCAGCCTCTGGTATTGCTTCCCAAGAAGATTCTTTATTAAAAGAAACTCTTGCTGCATTTACAACTGTAAGATCAGAACCCATATGATCGATGAGTGTAACTTCCATATTATTCATGTTCTCCACCTGGATCTCCATCTGAATAAACTATCTTCTTACCATTGTGCCATTGATGGCGGCTCCTAGAAGGTGTATGGTATTTCTTAACAAAGTTAAAAGTATTAGGATTTCTCCTAGCAGTTTCAAATGTACTTACTGTAACTACTATAGCAACTATAAGAACGGTGTGAGCAATAAGAGTATAACCAAAGAATAATAAATCTCCTATCATAATTGAGAATGTAATACACCACATCCAAGCAAGTGTTTGTAGGACTAAATGTCTTACCTGTAAATCCTTTATATTTTTCAAAGGACTTACCTCTGCGTTCATCACACCGTTCCAACAGTCAAATACAAATTGTCTCATTTTAACATCTCCGTTGCTTTAGCATCAAAGCTATCTGTAAATCCAGAGTCAGGAAAATCTTCTACAGGTTCATCCAAAGTATCACCCATATAATGTAGCAATAAATCAATAGCTTCATGTATATTGGAATCACCTTTAGGTACAGTATCTTTATATTGTCGTAAGTAAAAAGAAGTTAATGTAGTTGACATACTATGCTCCTATATCTACTACCTCACACACGCCACCAGCACAAGCTAACTCTTGTGATCCACTAGTTGTATCTCCTCGTTCATACTCCTGAAGCTGATACCAGTCAATAGCGGGAGGCATCTCACTAGATAACTTATTATAATCTTCAGCATTAATATCTTGATAAGGTGCTTGCTTATAAGTATGGTCTGAGAAAGGTAGAAAAGAAATACCTGATAGAGAATCAAAGTGATTCCAACACCAGGAACCTACCTCAAACCATTCATGTTCTTTAACGGAGATAGTTACTGAAGGTTTATGTTCACAGTAGTTATCAGCTATCTTTAACCACAGTTCAAGTTGTTCAATAGCACCCATGTCATAGCGACACACAGCATTGTCTGGACTCTTCATAGGAAAAGAAAAAACTGTTACGCTATCAGGTGCTGTAAAGTCTGGCTCTGCTGGTATACCTTTGTCTTTAAGGAACATAGTCAGAGGGTCTTTGTTATCTCCTCTAACAGTTCTGATATAATAAGGATTATGTCGAGCATGTATACCAGATGCAGCATCAACAAGTTGCGATACAGTACCTGAAGGTTTAACGCAAGTAACAGCAGTGCTTTGATTAATGTCTAATTTTTCTGCTAGTTTCTTATTAGTTTTAATAGCTACATTTCTTAGTTCTCGTAGCGTCTCTGGCTTGGCATTGTATACAGCAGGACAATCCATAATACCTGTGAGAGATACACCTAACAGACGTTCTTCTTCTGTAGTATCTTTCCATCGTTTACGTAGATAACCAAAGTCTGTAAGAGTCGATTGAAATGTACCTAAAATAGTTGCAATCTTAATCTTCTCTTTCAATGTAGCAATAGTATCATCTGCTCTACAAATAACCTCTGATAAATTACAGAACTGATAGGGACGCAATATAATTTCACAGCAGGGATTAGTGCCAAAGTCAATTGACCCATCACGCCTACCGTTCGATGCTGCTTTTTCCTGTGCAGACACACGATTAAAGATGCCACGCTCTCCGCTCTTGCTCTCGTACAATGATAGCCACTCTTTCATAAAGATACCCATGTCAGGTTTCTCTGTGTAGCATACAGAATTATTAGAGAGTGCGCGTTGTTGATTGTCTACCCACCACTCACCACTCTTTGCCATACGCATACGCTCATCAGTCAAGTTAGAAAGTGAAATCAAAGCAGACCTTCTGACGCCACCAACAACTACCACTTGACCAATCTTGCACATGATATCATGACATTCAACAGAGTTTAGTTTTCTGCCTTGTGCTTTCTTAAATGTTTGAATAGTAAAATCAAACAACTCTTCCAAAGGGGCAGGACCAGAAGCACGACCACCAAATATTTTAAGTCGCTCACCAGCAGGACGAACTTTACTAGTATCAATCTTAGGTATACGATTAGTATATAGAAGAGAGATTAAATCACGTAGTCCTCTAGCCCATCCCTCTTTAGAATCAGCAACAGAAATAACATCATCTGTTTGTTCAAACTCTACATCAGGAATCGTCGGAAGTTTAGCAATATACTGACGTTCAACAGAAAACCCAACGCCTGTTCCATTCATCAGAATATATAGACACTCGTCAAAAGAACGAGGTGAATCAATAGGGAGATAAGAACAGTTATATCCAGCAACATTCTCACGGGCTAGAGCAGGACCAGCAGTCATCAAAGCTCGCATAGAACCAAGCACTTCAAGATTAAGCATAGCATTTCTAATCTCAGATAATTCTTCACCAAACAAATCGTAAGTATAATTATTACTTAAATGATTTACCATGAAAGAAAGATATCGATCTATTGTTTCTTCCCAGGTTTCTCTTCGCTGCTCTTCCTCTAACCATCTAGAGTAACGAGACATGTGAATGAATGATTGATAATTAGTTGGTAAAGTAATTTGGTTCATGTTGTTCTCCTCTATATCTTCTCAATTAGTTTTTTAAGATACCACTCTGCTTTTTGCAAGTCTTCTTTGGGCTTGTTCTTATGTTTATATCTCATAATATATTTAAGCATATTACCTTTTAAGTAACCCATAAACTCTTCTTCAGTCATAGACATTTCTAGAATATCTATTGCCTCTACACCCTGCATACGGTAATGCTTGGGGCTATTAACCATATCATGTTTCGTAGAAGAACGAGTTGATTTGTTTTCTGGCATAACTAGTATCCTCTTCACTAAATATTTTGTCAGCGATTGTTCTCATAGCAACAGGGTCAACTCCTGCTACATCACATATGTATTCAAAGTTTTCACAAGTCACGCCTGAACAAGCATAGAACCAGGCTTTAGCAGCACGACGATCTACTTTAATATGAGTAGGCTCATTGGTAGATACTGGTTTAGTAGCATCTAACAATGCTCGAAAGATCACACCCATAAATAAAGAATGATACTCTGTATTATGAGTATCATTAAAAATAGATTCGTTTGTTATCGAAGTTAAATTATTAAGTATGTTTCTATAGTTCTGATTCATAGCTCTCCACTGGTCTGTACCATTTTCCTCCTACATAGTTATTATAAAATGCTGGTTCGTCTGTACCTTCAAGAACAGAAGCAAGAACATTATATTTCATTTGATAATAACATTCATAATATCTCAAGCTTCTTTTGTTTTTGTATTCAGCTAACATCTCAAACTTAAAATTTCTTTTACCTAATTTTTTAATATCTTCTGTTAAAGATTTAGAAGAACCCATATAAACTTTCCAATTAGATTGTCTAGCCTTCTTACCTTTTTTATAGTGCCAATATTGCTTACATCCTATGTAAGCTTTACCTGTTTTCTTATTTGTGATAATGTATACGAAACCAAACTTGTTTTCAATGTCAGGTTTACTTGCGTACTTCCAATGCATTACCAGTCCGTAATCTCTTCTACGTTAGGCATCTTAGAAACTTGCGTAAGATATCGAGGGTTTGTTGCATAATCAAATACACGTAATCCTTGACCATCATTAGCATCCTTCCAACAATCACGCTTATAATCACAATATATGCAACCAACATCCAGCTTACGGTTGCCAGACTTACCATCAGGAACATCAGAATAACATTTAGCTGGTGGGTTACTTTGATTAACCATATCTTTAATGTATTTAACTCTATCAGATGCATTAATCATTTCCATTGAATGAACTTTAGATAAACATATCTCACCTGTTTGTTTATTGATAGCCAGGAAAGCAGCTTCAGTTAATCCATTAGCTTCAGCATAAGAAGATATCTGTGCGATATAACCAAAGGGATCATCAGAAGACACGTAATTGTTTTTAAATTTATCAAAGCCTCTACCTGATGAGGACTTACAATCAACCAATACATTATCTATAACAGCATCTTGATGCCCTAACACACCTTCAATAGATACTTCCTTCTGCTCATCTTTAACTTCATGTCCTGCGAGAGAAGATAAGGTAAGTAGTAGTTCCTCTAAAATATAACCATATAAAAATTTAATCTTATCTCTACCTTGAAGTTCTATATTCTCTTTAACCTTTGAATGAGGTGAAGCACTATACCACTGTTGCCTTTCAGGTTTACCAATAGCAGACAGTCGAAGAGTATCTTTTCTACGTTCTTCTTCATAGATAAATCTTTTTAAATGTACCTTTAGTGCATCACCAAATTTATCAATAATATTATCTACTTCGTCATCTGACATATCAGGTACAGACGATTCAAACAGAGAATAAATATCATCGACTAATGTATCAATTGTTTTCATAAAAAATAGGGGGAACTCCAGATATCCAGAGTTCCCCCTTCCCTAGTTTAAGACGAAAGAGGAATAATATCTTCGTCCGTTGAGGAGAAGCCTTCATCTACTACATCAAAAGCATCTGATGCAGAGCCACCATAAGGAACCAAGTCTAGAACTTGTACTGCCTCAAGCGAAGCAGAGCGTCCCTTACGCTTCTGATACGTCCAATCATATGGACGATACAGAACATTTACAATCGAACCATTACCTACCAGCGTATTCAAGATAGGTTTTTTCTGTGCATCCATAACATCAGGAGCAGAGTTAGCTTGTCCAGTTCGACGGTTCTTGACCTGACGTTTTAAGGTAATGTAATCACCTCGTTCGTCATCCTTGTTTTTAATACGATCTTCAAGACCATCTGCAACCAAGTTAGCAATTGTAGATTCAGAAAGATTACCCACATCAATCTTCCACTCACCATCCTCGTTGAAGGTAGTGTTTGGTGTGGTTACAGAAGCCCAATAAGCCGTGCCATTAATTACACCCATAGTATTTTCTCCTTACTAGTTAGCAGATATCTCTGCATGATTTCAAACGAATTATACATGATATAAAACTACGTGTCAACAACTATTTTTTCAATATGATATTCCCTTCTAATTTATTTATATCATCCATACAAACTCTTGAAATTAAATCCTTTCTTCCTTTACGCTGATACGCTGCATACTCAGCCAGATGAGTAGATGGTACAATATTTTCTAAGTCAATTTTATCTTCACAAAACTCTATCAGTTTGTATCTATTGACTAATAGAAAATCAAACTCTCTTTCAAAGGCTATGTAATCTGCTTTACCATACAACCATCCAGGTCTACCTCTTACATTTTTAAACTCAATCCAAGTCCATGCATCATTAACTTCTGAATCTCCTCTACTAATTTTCTTCCTAGCTTTAACATCTACACTAAAATTAAAATGATAAAAACTAATAAAGAAATCAATATGTTGATTTATATTTTGATCTCTATTAGCTTTACGTACTTTAAAATGTTCTTTCCTAGCTACCCTTTCAAAAACACTTTCTGCTCTTTCTCCTATTTCAAAACTCTCGCTCTTTCTTAGTGCGTTTGTAGCCATGTAGTTCCTACCTTATGTTCACTATCCAGAGGACAGTTTAAGTTTAAAGTTTTTGTAGTTTTAGTCATAGCATATTTGGTAATCTCTGTAAACTTTTTAACGTCCTGGTTTGCTACTTCAAACTGATACTCGTCATGAATACTCCCTACTAGTTTAACATCAAGACCTTGAGCATATACATTAGACATCATATGCACAAGCCATTGTTTACATACAACTGCACCTGCTCCTTGAATTAAGGTATTCAAAGCAGAGAACGAATTACGTATGTGTAAAAGTCTACCATCTAATCCTTTAATTAAACCAGACTCTGCTGCTTCTGTCACTTGATTACGTAGGTTACGTAAGCGTGGCATATTTTTTAAAAACCTATTGGTAAGTTCTTGTCCCTCTTTTGCAGAGCCACCTACCACTGCGCCAATCTTTGCTGGTCCTGCTCCATACATCAAAGCATAGATAAATGTCTTAGCTTGAGATCGATCTTGCAAGCCAGCCATCTTCATGTTAGCTGTATGTACATCACCATTAACAACCTCGTCAATAAAAGATTGATCTTTCATGTAAGAGGCTAGAATACGTAGCTCAAGTCCTGAAGCATCAGTGCCTACTAACTTATGAGTGTGGGGATTACTAACGGTCCAAAGCTCACGACACTCAGCACCATAGGGAGAATAGGAGGCTGGCACTTGTGCCATATTAGGACTATTATGTGCCATTCTCCCTGTGATTGTTTTGAGAGTCATTACTTTTCCATGAACTCTGCCTTCATCCCCACACTTCTCTATCCAAGATCGAATCTGGGCTATACGCTTCTGTAATAAAAGATAGCGACTGAACATTCTAGCCTCGTCCATGTCAATCTTAGATAAAACTTCATCATTAACTATAACATTACCTTTCTCAGTATACAATTGAGGTTCCCATCCACGATCCTGTAACACAGTACCTATCTGTTGGCGAGAACCTATATTGAAAGGTATGTACTTTGTCTTTGTTTTTAACTCTACCTTTGTAGGTGGTATCATCTCTTGTGCAGTATCACTCAACTCGTTTGCTTCATCTTCAAGGGTAGCCAATAATGTCTGCCCCTTCTTCATATTAAAAGCAAACCCATTACGTTCTTGTTGATCAATGATTGCACGTACCTTGTATTCTAATTGTTTAGATTGAATAGAAAATCTTTTACCTTCCTCTGCTAACACAGTGTACAATTTATAAGTGATATTTGTATCTTGTTTACAATACTCAAGCATCTCAGGGGAATAATAATCAAAACTATCTACATCACCTTTAGGCATATCTAACTTATCACCCCATGCTTTAAGAGAGTGTCCTTCCTCTCGCACTGGATTGTATAACTGTGACATGATAAGAGTATCTTCAATCTTATTCAATGGTATATTCATATTAAGTAACTTGTTTAACCAGTAACCATCGAAGTTAATTCCATTGTGCATGATTAACTTATCATACTTACTAGCCCATGCAGGAAATGCTTTGCATTCATCTTCTGTCCAAGTATAAATCTCCTTTGTTGCCATATCTTTAGCTACAATGCAGTGTAATTTAGTAGCATTTAAACCATCAGTTTCAATATCTACTACACAGTAAGGCATTAAAAAGGTATCTCCTCATCTACTTCTACACCCGCATCAAATGGGTTATCTATTTGAGCCATACGACCTGTCTCTTTATCATAATGCAGATACGTAGCAATACCAGTATCACCTGTGTACCTGTTCTTTAAGATACGAATAACAGTTGTGTTGGCTTCAACGTCATCGGTTGCTTGTTGATTTCTCTCTAGACCAATAACACTATCGCTAAGATGTGCAATACTAGCACTTCCACGCAGGTGTGACAAGGTAATTTCTTTACCGTTCTCATGACCTACATCACCTGACGGTCTACGCAGATGAGATACAAGTAGCAAGCCACATCCTGTCTCTTCCACTAGACTACGTAACTTAGTCATCAAGATATCAATAGACTTACGCTCATCACCAAAGTCTTCTTGACCAGATACTAAGATTGATAGGTGATCAAGCACAATCCATTTACACTCAAGAGCTTTAGCCATAAACCTAACACGATTTAGTATCTCATCATTACCTATGGAACCAAAGTGATCAAAGGCAAAGAACCTACCAGTACCGATAGTATCCTCTTGGAACTTCAGCAAATCCTTACGATCAAACTGATCTCTGATCTCCTTGATATACAATCGAGCATTAGCTTCAACGGCCATAATGTTGAATGCTGTAGTACGAATGCTTTCTTCCATAGCAAGAACACCAATATTATCTTCTGTATTTTTTAACAGATGATGCATAAGCTCTCTGATAATACTAGACTTACCCATGCCCGCACCACTAGTAAATGTTACTAGCTCTCCTGTCCGCATACCATAAGTCTTCTCATTAAGACCTGACCAAGGATAGAGGCAAGTCTCAAAGTGAGCTTCATCATACAGAGAATCTTTTAAACTACTAAGATTAATGATACCTGCTGGTGTAAAAGGTTCAGCATTCCACCACTCTTCTGTAAACTTCTTACGCTTATTCATCTTGATGTATTCATTAGCATCCTTGTATTCAAGGCTAATGATACGACATTTGTTAGGCTCAAATAGTTGAGCTACCTTCTGCGCTGCTTCTCGTCCAGGCTTATCCGAGTCAAAGCATAGAACAATATTATCAAAGCTATTTAGATATTCAAAGGCTTGCTTGCAATCTTTCAAAGCAGACTGCGCTCCAGACTTAATTGATACAGCGGGCCATTTAGAACCAAGCAACTCATAAGCAGACATGGCATCAAGCTCGCCTTCACATACAGTGATATACTTCCCACCACCTTTACCAAATAAGTTTTGACCAAACAGCCCTGCGCTTTGCATGTCACCTTCAGACCAGAACTTTTTACCTTCTACTTGTTTAACCTTATTACCTACAAAGTCTCCTTGTGAATTAAAATATTGATAGATATGATGAGTAACCGTACCGCCTTTAGTTTTAACATAAGTGTTATATGTCTTGCACGTAGCTGCGCTGATCTTACGATCATCGATACCTTTAAGTTCTCCGACTGAAAAGCCATCTCGTTTATTTTGCATTGGCACGACCACTTGTCCGTCCTCTCCATGAAAGTGTGTGTTACAAGAAAAGCAATGTGAGTATCCATCCGAGTGTCTTACGTTAGCATCGCTTGATCCACACTCAGGACACTCGCCTCTTTCTAACCATTTACCAGACATAACTAGTTCCTAATAATAGAGTTACCAAAATAATCTGTAAGAACTTTTCTAATATAAGATTGTGATAATATATTTGGATACGGATATATCCAAACAACTTTGTTAGAGTTGTAAACAGATAACATACCTCCTTTCTTACGAGTAAACTTAAAAGATGCGTCATAGTTTAATGCTCTAACTAAAATTATTTTATCTATAATATTATCAATCAAAATCTTCTAAAGCCTGTTGATATAAGTTTTCTGCAAACTCTTTCTTGTCTAACATAATCTCATTCGTTTCTTCTCTAGCTAACTTCTTAGCTTCTTTGATATCATATCCTTCTTGTTTGTATTGTCTAGTGAGAGATCGAAACACTTGTCGTTCTTCTTTCTCCCATAAATTTTTAGTCATTGGTCAGTCCTCATTATCGTTGGTTGGTAGATTAGGAAAATAATCTTTAACAAATTCTATTATCTCTGATTGTTTGTGTGGGTCATATCCATTTTCAGACATGAAAAGAAACAAAGTATATACACAATCTTCCCACTCCTCTTCAGAAACTTGACTTATAAATTCATTTTTCTTTTCTTCTATCTCTTCTTTGATAGAAACAAAGTCAAATACCTGGCACTGTTTTTTATTTTCATCCATTTATTTTATATCTTTTTCTTCAGACCATTTATTATTAGTAAGATGTTTAATTCTTTGATGAGCTTTATGTAATTGTTCCTGTAAATCTTTAACATTTTTTCTTAGTATATTATTCTCTCTTAATAAGTCATCTTCATAACTCATATCATAAACTCCAGTGTACAATAAATCTTTAATTCTACCCATATCAACCTCGTTTCAAACGAATAGTATCATATTTTTAAACACTAGTCAACATAGAAAATGTGAGTGCCTATTTGTTCTAATCTTTTCAAGTGGTTAGACCAAAATGGAACTACATAACTAGCATGATAATGCGTAGCTCCTAACGTAGAATATATCATCACACCCTCAACAGCCAAAGAAGCAACGTCATAAGCAACGCTAACTGATTTCTTATCTACATCATACCATTCTTTCTTACCATCACAGAAATAACTAAAGGCACATTGATTTTTTATTATGTTACCTTTCCATCTTTTCCCTGCGTGTACTACACCACATATAGTATTTGGAAATTTAGGTAAAGCAACCCTCTCTAATATTACATTAGCAACTGCTAACTGTCCTATAAAAGGCTCAGACCTAGCTTCATGATAGATTGCTTCAACCAAACATTTAAAATTATTTGTTTCTTCCTTTGCATATGCTGTAGAGGATAAACATAATACAAATATTATTGATAATAATATTAATATTTTTACATGCGCCATGCGTTTACCTCTAATCCTATTCTCTCTTTGTGTACTGATCTTAAATCGTTTATTAAAGTGCTTATACTTTCAGAGGTTTCATCTTTTAAACTAGACATGTACTTATCATTTGCATTTTTAGATTGCGTGTTCTCATAAATAATATCCATCTTACTTTTGATGTTATCGAGAGTAGCAATTACATTTAATAGATTCATAATTACCTCCTAAATTAAAGCATCTACTATAGCTTCTACTATAAGTATAAACACATCAATAAAATCAGTGGGTGGATACATCAGTGAAGCCTCCATACATGAATATTATTTTCTTCATATTCAGAAATTTCTACATTCCATAATAGCTCAAGCAACTTAGCCGCATCTTCCTTAGTTTTAAATGTTTCAACAGCGTTACCATAGGCATTGGGTAGGGGATGTAATTCTTCTAAACATGTGTATATATTATTCTTCGTTCCCTGAACTATAATAAACATTTTCTCTACACTTTCTTTTGCTTTCTTGTTTCTTTTTATCAGGGATAACTTGATGTTGTCTGCGCTCTTTCCAGTAGGGATCGCGCATACCTGATTTATGGATACGCTCTACTTTCCTAGTTATATTTAAAGGAATCGAGGTATTGATTGTACTCATGTTCCCATTCCTCCATTTGATGGTTTAATATCTTGTTGCATTCGCGAACGGATATATCGGTTACAGATGTAGTGTCACTATATCGCGTGATGATAGTGTTTAAATCTTCCCCGCAAATAGTATCGGAAGATAGACTAATTTGAACATGGTCCTTGAAGTTAAACTTACTCATTTCAATCTCCAATCTATATATTATATCATACTATAACTAAGTATGCAATCTAGAATCCTATAAATTCTTTTCTAATTTTACTCTTTAAATTAGATAAGGATTCCGCAATCTCAAAGGTAGAATCTGTAGGTTTAAGATCATTGACTTTGTCCAGTAAGTCATTGATATCACCAAACAATTCTGTAATTAATCCTGTTCTGTATTCCATGATGCTCTTACCTCTTTCAATCGTTTGCTACGTTTGTCTTTTTCTTCTTGACTCATTCCTTTACGCCAAGGATTCTTTCCCATCCTGAACGGCCACAAGTGGCATGAATAAACTGTACATAGCTTTACTTCTGCAAAGCTCCCACCACTACACTCAATGCAATTATTTTTTATTGCCTTGAGTACAGGCACGCTTACATGCCCATGCTTGATTGCCTCATCTTTCATTACATACTCCTAATGTTGCGACAGATGAACGAACTGCTGTAACTGTCTTGTCACTGGACTGAAGCACCCAGCTTTGCAGATATCGCAATGTCCTTTCATCTTCTTATGTGTCTTAGGACACAAGAACATTTTTATATCAGAGTCTGGAACGCTAGTCAAGTCTTCATCTCCATAAAACATGACGCTCCATCCATCCTCGCGTAGCATTTGCCATTCATCTTTTGTATTGGATGGATCAACGCTTGCATTCACTGCTGCATTCCTCAATGGCATTATCATCTCTTCGATCAATGCTTTCAACATTGGATCACGCCATGCACGAGTGGGTATCCACCATTGAGTATTCGTATTATCTTCTAGGATAGCTTTAACCTTGAGTACATC